TTTCGGGACCGAAGCTTACTCAACAGCCGATAATAGAACATGGGGACATGTCGGTACCGGCCTATTTGGCTGGTGCCGTTACTTTCGTCGGCAAGTCTTCTTTCGGTGTTCTATTATCGGCTGTTGAGTAAGCTTCGGTCCCGAAACTGCAGCAACAAGGCCAACGGCCGTAACCGCCATTATTCGTCAATCACCATCGACACGGAAGCGTCACACGTAGTCGCACCCGAAGAGGAAGTGATCTTGATGCCGATAGCCTCACCGTTCTGTGCGATAGGACCCTCACCGGGGACATAAGCCTCGCTGTAGGTGCCACCATTAGGCGTCAGATAGAAAGACTGGATAACTCCGTTAGTGGTCGGCTCGACAGTGTAAGTATGGTGCGCAGTAGCGTCAAGGGCATCGTTACCGGTGTCCAAGCTGTACTCGGTAACGTCAGACTTGGTGCCGGTCTGCCCCTGGTTACATACCTCGACAAGGAACGGTTCATCTGCAGCGGTAGTCCCGTTGAAGGAAACTGTGAACCGTCGCAGTTCAAACGTCCTGCCGTTCTGTCGCCAATTAAGAAGAGTGTCGCCACCGTTAGCAGCAGCGACCACAATCTCAGAAGCTTGAGCTCCGTATAATGCCATCGTTAAATATCCTTTGGTTTAGAAGAATTCGATCTCAAGGTCACCGGAAGCCATCACGATAGTCACCGCATTAACTGTGGGGATACCGTTACGTTCCGCAGTCGGAGTGGTCATAAGTAAGTTACCGCTACTGGCAGCGTCCCAGATCTCCCACGTCACACCAGTATCTGTAGCGTTACCAGTGAACGTCAAATCTGTATCAGAAGCAGCAGCGCCACCAGACCCAGCAGTCAACGATATCTGTACACGGTCAGTTACCTCAGTGCCGGAAGCGTTAGCTAACGTCATGTAGGTAGTGTCAATAGTGTTGTCGAGAATGTCGTTACCTAGTGCCGATTCTGTAGCCATACCCTACGAACTCCAAGCCGAACGAAACGAGAAATCAACGTCTGTTGCACCCGCAATAGTGAACGAGTTACCGCCAGACAGAAGCCGGGGCCAAGAAGCCGAAAGAGTAACCTCGCTCAACTTATTCAACCCAGAACCATCAACGACAGTTTGTTCCCTGAAGTCTATCACCCTAGTGCCAGCACCAACGTTAGCGGTCCAAGTAACAGCCCTAGACTCACCGTTGTGGGTCAGCACGGGAGTGGTACCCCCCGCAAGGTTGATGGTCGCAGTGCAACGATCCGAAGCGATGTTGCCCTGATTAGTCACCGTGAACGTCCCGGTGTTAGCGTCATCCGCCTCAGCGGTACCGTTGTAGGCCAACGGGTCCAAAGCCTCGAAAGTCAGCAGGAAAGACAGGACGTCCGTCCCGTAGTGCGAAACATCAATCTCCGCAACCTCGGTGGGCTGCCCATAAAACCTGTTCTCCGTGACCGTAGACCCAGGCAACTGCACATCAAGGTACTTATCTGAGGTGGACAACACCCAAGCATCGAGCAGAGTCTGAGCAGTCGAGCGGACATCAGAAGGGGAAGAACCCAAGACCATCACAGGGATAGTGATCAACCGAGTCGTGTACGTGGCGAGGTTACCGACTTGGCCCATACCGTATCCACGCTGTTTCAACGTCTGGACCTTCTTGGCGGTACCCAGCAGCCCCTTAGGTCCGGGAGTGTTAAGAACCGTGTAGTTCGTCGAGTCCCCGATGGTCACATCGCCGTTTAGGTCAAACTGCCAATCTGCCATCTTACCGCAGCCCCGCTAGCTCTATCGCCATCTTACGTTGCGCTTTCTCTAGACCCAACTCAATATCGTCTTGTGCGTAAATCGTTTGGTTGATCGTAACCCCACCGGCAACACCGGGAGCGTTCCGGCTAGAACTCAGAGGGATAACCGCCTCCGGTCCAGCCTCACCGATAACCGCCAACGTGGGACGAGTCACGATGCCACCCTCCGCCAACCTCGGTATCTGAGGAACCCCGATATCCATCGACTGGTCGCCGGGGACCAAAGGAATGTCGGGAGTGCGGAACCGCAAACCGTTCCACATATCAATCACGTAGTTGATGGAAGCCCGGAAGCCTTCCGAAATAAAGTTCCACATACCAGCAGCAGCGGAAGCAAGATCACCCGGAAGCCTCATAAAGGACTCAACAAGATAGTTCTTGACCCTATCCACTGTCTGCCAAAAATCCATCAGAGCATTAATGAAGAACTCGAAGAACGAATATACGGAGTCCCATCCATCTATGAAAGCCTCTACCGCTTCCAATATCTGGCCCCAGACAACATCTAGACCCGCAGCGAAATCAGTCCATCCACGCTGGAAAGAAGCCCACCAACGCTGAACTTTCTCCTCGAAAGCGTCGAGCCATCCGCCGATGCGCTCAAGTCCACGACCGAAACGTGCCCAGAACGGATCCCAGCTTTCAGACACACCATCGGCGATCCCTTGGAAATACTCCCGGATCTTAGTGCCGGTATCGCTGTTGGCGAAGTCCCGCATAGCGTCATCAATCTTGGACAGTCCGTCCTTGAAACGTTCGGTCCACCCCGGCAACTCGTTAGCAACCCAATCCATCAAGGGCACAAGAATCTCGTTTAGCGAACGGCCAATCTCTTCCTTGGCGTCATCCCAAGCAATCTTCATCTTGTCGGCAGCAGTAGCGCTAGCAGCCGCAGCACCCTCGGTCTGCACGGCCAACTCGTCAAGGATGATCTTTTGGGCACCGAGGATATCCCCCGACTCGACCATCTGCTTAATCATATCTTTTTGGTCTTCGGTAAACTGGATACCGGACCGAGAGAGCGCAGTGATGCCCGCAATAGGATCGTTTAGCGCCTTACCGAGCTGGATGGCCGCAGACTTACCGTCCGTCTCGAACGCTGCGGCCATGTTTTGCACGGTCGCAGTCGCACGGTTAAAGATGTCGTTACCCTCACCGACCTCGTTCTTGATATTCGTAAAGGTTAGAAGTAGGTTGCTGCCCTCCTGGATAGTGTCATCAGACACATGCAAGAACTCCTGCAAGGTATCAGATAAGCGCTGTACCTCGTCGGCAGTGACGTTAGCAGCCCCGCCAGTAGACTCAATCAGAGCCTCAGTAGATGCGTTGATGGCGTCCGCTTCCTCCGCAAGTCTACTTGCCTCTCCGGCGAAATCGACGATTTTGCGAACAGCGAAAGCGCCAGCGAACAGCCCGCCAAGCTTCTTGACGGAGCCGCCAAGCTTCCCCATCTTAGTGTCGATCTTATCGACGGACTTATTGAACTTCTTACTGTCACCAACGATCTCGATAACAATAGGCTTAGTGGCCACGCTTACCGCTTCCTCATCTCAGCGAACTTTCGTTCTCGTTCCTGCTGCTTGTCCCGGTCATCAACCAGACTGATTATTTGGTTGAACTCGCCAAGAGTCAACTGATGCAACTCACCCCAACCAAACCCGAACTCGGACATTAACCGCAGCTTAGCTATCAGCTTGCTGCGTTGGTAGGGTCCAGTTCTTCCACCTCGTCGTCGGAAATCATCGCCACGGCATCGGCCATCTTCACGGAACCGGCCTGCATCCAAGCTTCATCGTCGGCCAACCCCGAGTCACCACGGAGCAGAGAAACAAAAGCGATACCCCTAGCCAGCTTGGCTATAGACCGCTCCTGAATGAGGTTGAAAGCAACCCCTGTCCTGTCCTCAATCTTCTCGATCTCATCGAGCGTAAGGTCGTTGATGTCAATTTGCATAGTCTGCTCTTTCTTTAGCTGGATAGCTGTTTAGCAACTTTCGATATCTCCCGCTCAAACACCTTCCGAGCTTTACCTAGATGGGTCTGTATCGCTCGGGTCACGAACGGGTTAGGTTGTATGTTTCGTTTCTTCCAACCCCAATGGATAGCACCAGCGTAGGGAACAGATTTGGCCGTACCGACCTTCACCGTTCCCGCACGCTGCGTACCTCTACCCTTAATCGACTTCCTTAGTTTCCCGGTAGCACCCTCGGGAGCGTTAAGCCTCGCCTGTTCGGCGATAACTTCCGACGCCTTCTGGTACGAATCACGGTTCGCTTTACGCAGTTCTTTGTTCTCCGCACCCCGTAACCGAGAGCGAAGTTCACGACCGTTCTTAACTCGGACTTGGAAGTCACGATTCGCCATCTATCAAGAAGTGGCTCTGGTGATAGTCCCCGTGGTGGGCCAAGTAACCGAGAGCGTGGCGAGATCGCCAACACCGTTAGCTACAGGGCTGTAGTCGTTGATGAGAACGCTACCGGTATATTTAGGGTTGGTAGCGCTAGCAGCATCAGAGTCGGGGCGAATCTCGAAAGTTACGACAGTGCCGAGGATCGAGAAGAACGAAGCGTCAGCTTCGCCCGCAGCAAAATCCTGATTGAACTCAATGGAGATCGAACCATCCTTGAGTCCACCAATCTTTGACCGGTAGGTGTCACCCATAGCGGAATCGTCCAACTCTTCCGCAGTAGTCTGCAGAGTAACCGAGCGAACATGATCGCTATGGTCAACGCTGTTGACTTCAACGTAAGCGTCAATAAAGGCGAATGTAGCCATTGTCATTTATCCTTTGGGTAGAGCTACGCAGGAATGCGTAGGATAGATATAGCGGGGATTGTGTAATCTCCGGTAGTGCCAACCGTCACAGTGACTCGCCAGTACCGTTCTGTAGTCCCAGCAGTGCCGAGGCTAAACAGTTCCGAAGTGGTGGATGTATAGTTCCTCGTCGTATGAGTAGTGGCGGAAGTGAACGAACTATTGTCATCATGTTCCACAACCACATCACAAGTGTCAGCAGTGTTCGCCAACAAACTAGTTGCAATATACATCGTGTCACCGGAAGCGACCGAAACGAAATCACAAGCGTTGGCGGAAGCGGTAGCGCCAACCGTCACGTTGCCGGTGTCACGGTAAGCGAGCTTACCGGTCACCAGACCAACCGAGGAAGTGCCAGACACAAGACCCGTTGCCGACATGATGTCCCCAACGGTCCCCCCGATGGTGTAATCCAACCGTTGGCCGTTGAAACCATAAGCGGTATCGCCATCGGTCGAAGTAGGGGCTACCTGGACGACCGTAGTCGTAGCCAAGTCTGCGAACGCATACCGGTCTACCCGGTTAGCGGCCACGTTAAAGAATCCCTCATGCGTCATCTCGACAGTCTTTAAACCACCGATCTTTGACCGGTAGGTGCTACCAAACGTCGTAGATTCCAGTTCATCGGCAGTAGCGTTCAACGCCACACTACTGGAGTCGCCGGTAAGGTCGTTCTCATCAATCGTTATCACTGCATCAGTGAGTGCAAACGTTGTCATGTAGTCCTCTCTTAAGTCCCTACAGCCCAAACACGAACATGTAAGATACCGCCCCAATATCCGATGGATGATTGAGTTCCAACATCGAAGGGCTCGAAGCGGTCAACGATAGAAGCATCGACCACCGACCCTAAAGTCTGATCGGCTTCAACCACTGCCTTAAGGCTAGTGGTCGCACCAGCAGACGAAACCAAATCCTCGAGCTTGCCTTGTGCCTCAATATCGTCCGCACGTCCCACAAGGACATATACCGGGATCTCATACTGCACTAGACCATTGCCCATAGCCTCGTGGTACCCGATTGAGGGGAAACCAACAACAGCAGCGGGGCCGTTAGCATTCCCCGGAATGGTGGGGTAAACCTCAACCGAAGAAACGTCGTCCAGAGCTTCCGCCAAAGCCTCTCGAACTTGCTGTATGGACGGCATCAGACCAACTGCAGTCTTCGATACGGCTCAAGAAGACGAGCAGCCCTGGCAGTTATCTGCTTACCGAGACGAAGAGCCCCATACTCACCAATAGAATCCGTGATACCCAACGGGGCTTCCGCAGTCTTGAACAGTTCAGCTGCAACGATCAAAGTCGCTTGACGGACTGCATCAGGGGTATTCGGCCACCCCCACCGTGCAGTCACGTGCACAGTCGGAACGCCAGCAACCAGCGGCCAAGCAGTGCCACCAGAATACTTAGCTAGAGCGGTAGTCGGCCAACCAGTGAGCCCATCCATAGCTCCGTTAGTCGGAATCGTCTGGTAGCTCGTGATAGTAGAGGTAGCAGTACCATCACCGTTAGTGTCGGTCTGCACAGAAGTAATAGAAGCCGCATCGTCGATAGCCACAAGGTAGCCATCGGTCGCCGTGAACTGTCGAGCGGATGCGGAAAGATCAAGAGTGAACGTGCGTCGGCACCAACCGTCAATCTCACGACAAGCCGCTTTTATAGCGCCATCAAGAGAGTCATCGTCGGTGGTCCGGGTCATACCGCCAAGGTAGGTCTTAAGTTCTGCAATAGTTACGTAATCAGCCACATTGGCCTTTCTTGTTGGTAGGTATCTCGGGGCCGGTCAGCAGACCAATACCCCGGCCCCGAGTACCTAAACCGTTGTTTACCGTCTCCTAAACTTTAGGATCAGGTGACGTTAAGCATCGAGAAAGCTGCAGGGTTTACAACGTCGGCACCGAAACGATGCTTCACGTAGAAACCAACAGCGCCAATGGGTCGACCATTGGCACCGGCAACTGTCGGGATGAACTTAACAGTGCTACCGATAGCGGTAGCGATGTAGTACTGGCTCATATCGCCATAAACGAGAACGTAGTTCTCGCCAGTGCCATAGGTGCCGTCCATGTTGGAAGCCTCAGCAATAGTCGAGCCGAGAAGCTTAAGCGGGGTACCGTCGCCAATGCGAGCGATCAGGTCCGAACCGTCTGCGGAAGCAAACTGACGAATCTCATCGATGATCGCAATGTTAGCGGCCCAAGTCGCACGGCCAGCCTGTCGAACTCTCGGGGGCAGAGCCTCAAAAGTCGCATACAGGTCAGCAGCTGCGAAGGTGTCAGCGGTAGCGGAAGTCACTACGTTGTCAGCGCTAGCGGTAAGGCTAACGATAAGTCCCGTAGGTTGTCCCGAACCGGTACCAGTCGCAACAGCAGCAGCAACCAAGTCTTCATGACCAGCGTTAAGCACCTTGCCAACAACCTCAGTGACAGAAGAAGCCGACTGAGCGACCAATTCATCTGACACGGGGATGAAAGCGTTAGCGGAATAAAGCGGGATATCCAACTCTGTGAACGTAGTGGTATCGTCGCTAACCTCTGCTAGCTCGGAATCCCACGACCACGATGCGTTAGTGCTCGTAACCGTCCGGTAGTTATTGCTCATAGTGGTGACCTTGGTCGCACCAGCCGAAATCGGGTCAGCATTACCGTCCGAAGACAGTCGAATGCCAGGCTCGAGATCGGTAGGGATAACAAGGTCGCCACCGTCCGCACCAGTACCAACCGACATACCACGAACGGTCTGAACCGCAGCAGCTTCCTCAGTGGTCATAGTGTGTTGTTCTTGCTTAGCAAGCTTCGCAAACGCACGTTTGTACGCTGGTGAAGTGGTAGCAAGAACCAAACGGGAGAGCTGACCGTTGCCGTCAAGTTCACCCAAACGCTGGGTGAGTCCTTCACGTGCACCGTCATCGGCACCCGGAGTGGTTTCAGCAGCGGACAACGCACGTGAGTGCAGTTCCGCAACGTTACCCTCCGCAGCTGCACGGGTTACCGCAGCAGCATCCCAAGGATTGCTAGTGCTATCAGCGTCAACAGTGACACCAGTCGCACGATCAACAGTCTCAACCTTCGAGGGAGAAAGATCAAACGACTTGAGCCGTGAAATCTGGTCAACCTTCTCTTGGGCTTCAACACGCTGGGTTTCGAGCTCTTCAAGGTCAGCAACGCCAGCCCTAAGAGTCTCTGCTTGTTCTTCGGAGAGCTCATCGGCGGGCATCTCAGCCAACGTCAACATCTCATCCCGAAGAGTGGCCATACGAGCCACAATCTTTTCGATACTCATTGTTTATCAATTCCTTTGATGACGAGCAGTGCCCGGTATTGGGCTAGCTCTGTGTCTGTCATTGCCAACACCGAATGCTGGGGATCAACCAACGGGTCAGTGTTTCTATCCTGCTCGCCATCTTCGGTGGCAGGGTTAGATCTCACTCCTACTAGTTCAGCCTCTCTGTAGGCCGGGAATACGGCCGGACCGAACTCGTTCAATGCGAACTCTTGACGGTGGATGGTGTCGATGCCAGCACCGGGCATAGGGTCCCTACGCTCGGACTTGATCGACTGAGCGCTAAACGAAAACCCTTGCAGTGCACCGTCCTTAGCCAACTGCAAAACCTCGTCACCAAGATCAGTCTCGGAAGCTCTCGTCGTGGTCAGAAGGCCATAGGCGTCCACCTTGGCGTCCTGCACAACCCCATACGGCATCGAGAAACGATCCGAAGGGGTACCGTGCAAACTCATCCCGTGATTGAACAACGCACGAAACGTGCCCGGCTTATTATCAGCGAGCGTCCGGTTAAACGCAGTCGGGTCAATAGTCTCGTTGTAGTGACCGTCGTGGTCACGGATCTCCGCAGGAGTGTTGAAGACCGCAGCGTATGCCACGATAGTCCTACCGTCACCCTCGGAACGAACCGTCAAATCTGAAAGATCAAAGGTCCTCGTTATCATTAGAGCCCTCTTCCTCTACTATCTCGACCGTTTCGGTCGTTTCGACATCAACAACGGGCAGGACCGGATCTTCTGCCGGTTCGCCCTCCAATTCCTGCAGACCGTCCGGCAACAGCTCTATACCAGCCTCTGCCAACAACAGCCTTGCTTCCTCGGTGGTGACCGCAGCACCTACCCCTAGGTAAACTTTTTGAATGACCTCAGCACGTTGGCGGGCTTCCGCTATCGGATCCGCCTCGTCAGCGGCTCGAGCCTCCGGTTCGGAACTGTCCGCAACCGGTTGACCGTCGTCCGGACCGACCAACTGGACCGAGGTAAGCCCCGAGTGATGCCCAACCACCGTGTTAATAAGACCCGTGCTGGCAGCTTGGGCTGCAGCATCAGGATCGAAACCAGCGTTCACCAACGTACTAACGGTCGTCGCCTTAGTCTGGGCTATGTTCGCAGCGTCTTGCGCATCCTCCTGCAGTGCAGCCACGTACCGATCGTCGTACCAAAGGCGAGCATCCGAGGGAGACTTGACGAGCGTAGCGAGAGCACCCGCCGCCATGCGCCACAACGGCCGGACCGTAAGGTCCAAGAACCGCCTACGTGCCTGCCCATAGTTGCTATAGGTCGCAGCGTCCAAGCCAGCTTTAAGACCAGCGATGATACCGGGCACACCAGCTGCAGACGTTATGCGGTTTTCCCCAGCGGACTGCACAGAAACGAAAGCGGTAGAAAGATCAGAACCCACAACAGTAGCGTCAGCGCCACCCTCAAGGAGCATCGTCTTATAGGCGTTCCGTGACCCCTCATGTTTGGCGGACATCCGCCGTTCAAAAAGGTTCCGCTGCTCTTCCGTGAGGTTCTGACCGGTCTTAACGATCATGTTCGGAGTGGCAGCGTTTTGGAAAAAGTTGTTCCGATGTTCCACCATTAGTTGATCGGCTGACACTTCCCGTATGACCGGCTGTAGCCACGACATGCCACGAGCGTAAGCGTTCGGATCCGGAATAGGCGCATAGTGCGCAACCTCGCCCGGAGCCAGCAGAACACCATCGTTCTTGCCGCCAAGACCGTTGTCCCTACCGTCAGGGTAGTAGACATACCCAGCCACCTCAGCGCCAAGAGCGGTTGAGGGAACCTGATTCCCCGAAGAGTCACCAATCAGGATATCTACAAGGTCAGGGCGCAAACGTTGCAGTCGGTCCCCGTCCCTCCAGATATAGGCGTTACCGGCGAAGGATGCGTCCAATTCCATCCACGCCAACAGATCGCCGGTGGTCCCGTTGATCCACGGAGTTTCGAGAATATCTAACTCCTTGGTGCCAAACAGCTTCCCCGGCTGGCCGTCAGACTGGATACCTAACCACTGGAAATACACTTCGGAGAACGCCAGCAACCGAGTCTGGACGACAGTGTACACAATGGGATCACTTTGCCACATCGCCACGTTACGGTCGTAGTCCATGCGGGGAGGTTCAATCCCAATACCGTTCGTGTCATAGGTCTGGTATGCGCCCAAGGGGTTACCGTTAAAGGTCGCACCAACGTCCTGCACGTACTGAGTCAGGGAATACCTACTCACCAACCGCTTACCTAGTTTCATTGGACACCCGACCCGTCATCGACGTTCAAAGCACCAGCACCTATCAAGAACGCACCAGCGACAATGAAAGCGCTAGGGGGATGAATCAGGGCAACACCGGCCACAACAGCCGACACCCCCATCCCAACTAGTACCGCTACAAGAATAGACACAAGAACTAACTCCTAAAGGAAAGATATATTTAGCTGCGGTTCGGGCGGTTCATCGCCAACCACACAAGCTTCGTTGTAGGCCACAACAGCGGCCACCGCCGCATCAATCTTCTTCGACGTGACAT